TATTTTGATTAATTCCTTATTTAGGTATTTCTGAACTTGCTTATACTAATGAAGGAATTAATCAAAATATGTTTAATTTTGACAACTGGTATAATGGTCAAGATGCTGATGACTTTAGTAAATCTAATGGATTCCATATGGACTCTGGAGCAACAGGCGTATATGCTGATGGTATTGGTGAATTCGAAGTTGGTGCAGGAAATTTCAGAACATATCGTGATACTGATAATCCATTAAATCCATATTATGATGTGAAAAAAAGAAAATTCACATTAGTTCCTGCGGGAGGTTTTGATGGTTGGGATGTTAATAGAACTGAACGTTCATATGGTGATTTATATGTACAAGCTGGAAGAAAATCAGGTCATCCGGGTCAACCATTGGTTGTTCCAACAAATGATTTTCAGGCATGGGAAATGGCAATCGATACTTTTGCAAATCCTGAAAATGTTACAATTAACCTTTTCTCGACTCCGGGCATCAATTGGGCAGACCAAACAGTATTAGTTCAGAACACAATCGATATGATTGAAAATCAAAGAACCGATACGTTATATGTAATCGATGCTCCACAAGCAACAATTGATTTTGTATCAACTGTTGGAGATGGTGGTAAGGCAGATGTTCTTGCTGCAACACAAATTGCTCAATTATTAGATGATACTGATATCGATTCAAGTTATTGTTGTACTTATTATCCTTGGATTCAGATGCGTGATACTCAAAATAATGTTAACGTTTATATTCCACCTACAGGTGAAGCAGTAAGAGCAATGGCATTTACTGATAATGTTTCATTTCCTTGGTTCGCACCTGCTGGTCTTAACCGTGGTGTTACTAATGCAAGAAAATCACAATACAAACTTTCATTAGAAGCACGTGACATTATCTATGCAGGTAGAATTAACCCAATGGCTGATTTCGCTGATGCAGGTACTGCAATTTTCGGACAAAAAACACTTCAAGTTAGAGAAAGTGCATTGGATAGAATTAATGTTCGTAGATTATTACTTCAAATTAAAGTTCTTATTGCTAATATCGCAATTAGATTATTATTTGAACAAAATGACCAAGCAACTATTGACCAGTTCTTAAATAAAGCAAATCCAATTCTTGATAGTATTAAGAGAGAAAGAGGTTTAACTGATTTCAGAATTAAAATGGACAACAGTAATAATACACCAGAAAGTAAAGATAGAAATGAATTGTATGGTGAAATTTTCTTAAAACCAACACGTGCTGTTGAATTTATTGGAATTACATTCACAATCACTCCATCAGGCGCAAGTTTTGCTGATGCAGGTGCATAACACAATATTAATTAATAGAAAAACCCGCTTATTGGCGGGTTTTCTTTTTTTAAGTATTTATAAAAAATTATAGTAAACTAAAACTAAAATAATGAAAAAAAATAAAAAAAGTGTTCTGGGTCAAATTTTTGGAGAAAATGAACCAGTAATTGAAAGAGAAATGGTTGAACAAGAAGTTCATATTGAAGAAATTAGTGAACAAGAAGAAAATACATTGAATGAAAACGGTCCTTTGTTTGGTTCTGATTTAGAAAATGATGACCAACCACAATATCTAATCGGTGATGATAAAGGAATTGAATCAGTATCTGATAGTCCATTAATTTATGGTGAATTTGAAACTAAAATAATTGATGATGAACAAGAAGAAATCATTCCAGATGAAGTTCCTGAAGACGAAACGCAAGATAATGTTCTTGAAGATGAATCAAAAGATGAGATTCCTGAAGAAATTATTAAAGAAGAAATTAAACCAAGAACTATTCAAAGTTTAGGTAAGGCTGAACTTAGAATGTATCAGAGAACAGGTATCATGCCTAAATAATATTTGTTGTTTTAATTATGTGTAGTTTTCAAATACCAGAGTATTTATTATTAAACATAAAAATTAATAGAAACAAAATAAACAATTAGATAATATGGCAGCAGAAGAAACAATGATAAGAACGATGCCTTATGAGTACGAACCAAAAAGAGTTAATAGATTCTTTGCAGTATTCGATGATTCATTAGGAATTCAGGTTTGGAAAGTTCAAAAGTTTAAAAGACCTTCAATGAAAATAAATAGTGTTCCGATTATGTATATGAACGAACAAAACTATGTTGCAGGTAGGTATACTTGGGACACTATGTCAGTTACGTTCCTTGACCCAATCGGTCCGTCTACTTCTCAACAACTTATGGAATGGGTTCGTTTACATGCAGAATCACTTACAGGACGTATGGGTTATGCAGCAGGTTATAAGAAAGACATTACACTTAAATCATTAGACCCAACAGGAGTTGAAGTAGAAAAATGGTTTTTGGAACAATGTATGATTACAAGTATTGACTTTGGTGATAATGATTATACAAATGATGAATTAACAAACATTACGCTTGAGATACAGCCGTGGAGATGTATTTTGAACTTGTAATCTAACTAAGAATCAAATATTTACAATAATTTATCTAAACCACGTATTAAATACGTGGTTTTTTATATATTTGCAATATGATTACTGGAATCTACATTATAAGAAATAAAATCAATAATAAAATTTATGTTGGAAGTGCTATTGATGTTAAAAAGAGATGGAGAGACCATAAATGGTATTTAAAAGAAAATAAGCACCACAACCCACATCTACAAGCCTCATACAATAAATATGGATTAGAGAATTTTAAATTTATTCTCGAATTAGAATGTAATAAAATTAATTTAATTGGAAACGAAACTAATGTAATTCAAAAATATGATTCTAAAAATAGAAATTATGGTTATAATATAAATGACCCTCGACAAATTTTTACTGGACATAAATGTAGTGATGAGTTGAAACAAAAATCTTCTGAAAGGATGGTGGGAGAAAATAATCCGATGTACGGTAAAATTGGGGAAGAACATCCTAAATATCAATATAAATTATCTGAAGAAAAAAGAAAAAAACTTTCTAAATTAGCAAAAAATCGTAAAGGTGAAAAGTCAAATGCATCTAAATTAACTGATGAGATTGTACTTGAAATTAGATATATTTATAAAACTAAATTATGTAATCAAACTGAATTAGGAAAAATATGTAATGTGTCACAAATAACAATTAGTGATATTGTAAATCGAAAACGTTGGACACATATTTAATTATTCCTTGAATTTTGCACCGTCTGGTGTTATTGTGAAATTAACATTAATATGTTCTACAGTTTTTATTGGTATAACATAAATATCTAATATTCCATTTTCTTTATCAAATTTAAATTTATAATCTTGAATAAGATTATGTTTTTTTAAATCTTCGAGTGAATTAAAATTATATGTATTTTTATTATCCATTTTGTATAATTTATTATGCAGCTAATTCGGCAATTCTTTTATTCATAATTAATTTAGCATAATATTCTCTATCTTTACACTCAATAATTTCATAACTCTCGTTATTGTGACTAAACCAAACAACATATGATTTACCGAGTTTAATTCCAGTAATTTTTTCAATTATTAATTTATACATTGCTAACTGAATAGAATAGATTTCCAAGTCCGAGTCTTCAAGCATATATAATTCGTCTTGAAAGTGTCTGGACTTCTTGTCCATATCAAATTTTTTATTAGTCTTCCAATCCCAGATTTGAAATTCTCCTGTTCTAATATTATAAAATAAAATATCAAGCATTCCACCAATTAATGATTCTGGGTCATAAACAATCATTTCGGTTCTTATTGGTATTAGTCTACCTTTAACCTTATCATAAAATTTATGGACATGTTTTTTTGTTATTTCATATTCTTCTAAAACGGGGTCGAAACCAAATTCATTAAGAATTAGTTCTTTTGGATATGGAAATACTTTATTTAAAAATAGATTTTCGGCATAATCATGAATTGCTGAACCTTTCATCGTACCTTTTTTATTTATAAATTTCCATGCACGTATTACTTCTTTCTGAGTAATACCATATTCATCGGCTTTGACTTTTGACCAATAATCTTCATTAAATTCTTCTTGATATCGATGAATTATTGTAGTAACACTTATCAATTCTTTACCACTAACATAATATTTATGTGGTTCATCATGATAAGTAACATCATTAAATGATGTAAAGAGACTATCTGGAATTTTAATATTCATTGTGGCAAATATATGAAAAAATTAGTTTGTCACAATATTTTTTTGCATAATTAATTCAAATTGTAGTTTTTCGAGCTTGTTAATAATGTCGTTTTTATCCGCAGGAATTCCAGAATATCCATGTATGTGTGCAAGAATTGCTTGTCTAAGAACTTCTAATGCATCAACAAGAACATCTGCACGTGCAATAGGGTGTCCGTTTTCAAATATTCTTTTTCTGTCTTCTGCTGATAACCTTGCTGCTTTAAAATTAGGATTTCCACTATGACTAATTATTGCAATTTTATCACTCTGGATAATAGTATTACTATAATAATTATCAGTATTGCCTTGAATTGGTTCATAAACCATAGCAATTGATGCAGGATTTTCTGTATTGAGTTTTAAAATATCATCATTTTCATGTTTACCTGCTCTAATATGTACTTCATTAATTCTTAATATGATATCAGTATTTACTTTACCAACAATTGCAATATCTGACTTAGTTGGAAATACTCCGTCAGCATCTGGATATGTTGTTGGTGCTTTTTCAGGAGAAGTTAGTGCGAGATTTGTGGTTGAAAGTGCAGTGAATTTTGAATCAAATCCAATTTTTTGTGGTTGAGAAATAATACTTCCTAACCAAAATCTACTTCTTTCAGGGAATTTAGTGTCTTCAAGAAATACTCTAACCATTTCACCAACTTGAGGATAAATATGAAAGAATTTTGGTAATAATGGATAACACCAAGGCAATTCATTATTAGCGGTTCTATTATCAAGTTCAGGTATTCTGATTTTAATTCTACCACCATCAGTTTCGTCACCAATATTAATTACTTCACCATAGAAAATAGTTCTATTTCTAACAATATTTGCATGTTCCTTTTTATTAGGATTACTTGTTTGTATAATTGGTTTATCAAATGCCATTATTCAACTAATTTTTCAATAATTTTAACGTAATTTTTTTCAAGTTCTTTTAATAACGTAGCTTTTTCATTTATTCTTTTCTCAAGTTCTTCCATTTCAAAACTATCATCAATAATTTCAAGTTTCAAAGCATCATGTTGTGCTTTAATATCGTTACCAATTTTTTGAAGTTCAGTTGGTGTATATTTATCAAGTTCTTCCATTATTGTGCTACTCCATATGCTTTAGTAAGAGTTATTGTTGAACCAAACACGGATACAGGTCCAGCAGCCGAAACCCCTGCTGCCGTTAGCGTAATACCGGGTGGAATTGCCACGCTAATAATCATATCTTGTTGAATTGCTTTAACAATTTCTTCAATTCTAATTCTCTCCATTATTTCATCAGGATTAACTGAACCTGAAGGTAATGCACCCACAGGTAATCCAGCTTCTGATTTTCTTGCAATAATATTTGATGCAATTTTAGTTGGGGATAATCCAGAACGAAGTGGAACACCAACTAAAATAAGTGGTGTTGGCACAGAAGTCGGACTCCCAACTGATGAAAGACTTAATACTTTTGTAAATCCCCCAATAATTGCATCAATACTATTGAAATTAATTGCCATATTAGTCTTGTTTTACTTCTTCAAGATTAGCTTTTACTTCTTTCACAGGTTTAACATATTTTAGTTCTTTAATACTAATCCATTTCCAACCCATGAATAATCTTGTACATACTCTTCTAAACCAATTAGGTTTTGAAGTTGTTGCAAGTTGTGTGCCTTCTTTATCACCATCGATAAGATAAACACCAACAAATGCTTTGTTTAATTTTTGGTCTACTATCATAATTATTTATATAAATTTATTTGCACCTGTTAAACTTTTTAATAGTCCAACAAACTGATTAATTTTTTCCTTAATGACTCTTTTTATTACTGGTTTTAATAATTTAATTAAATACGAAATTGCTAATGCAAATATAAATGCTGCAACTAATGCCATTATTTCCTTTGACATACATTTAACACAGGTTTTAGATTGTTTTAAATTTTCTTGCTGATTATCAGATGATGTCCCATTAGGATTTTCCAATGTACTCATCATTGCAAATAATACTGCTATCTGTGGTGCAGTTGTCACAGCTTCAGTAATTTTAACTGTAAATGTTTCAATAATTTTTTGAAAGAATCCATCTTTCATTGTTTGTTTATTTTCTGCTGTTCTTTCTGGTGAACTACTACTTTGGTCAACAGTTGCTTCTATTTGGTCTCCAACATAATAAGGGTCTGTTGACCCAGAAATATTATTAATTAGTTGGCTGAAATCATCAAAACTTAATTGTGCAGGCATTAAACCACAACCCATATCATAATTAACAACACCTTCTGCTAATTCGCCTGCTTTTGCAAGCATTTTATCATAATCTTCAGGTGAAATTTCAAATGAATCATCACCATTAAGCGTTTGTTCTATAATTTTTTGAAGTTGTAATTCTTGATAAATTTGTTCAACGGTCTTTCCCTGACTATTTGCAAGAGTTCCGTAAATACTATCCATAACAGAACTTGTAATTTCCTTTTCATTTAAAAGTTCTGTACTATCAATAAAATTACTAAAATATTCACCAATAGTAGGACTACCACTATCAAGATTTGGTTTTACTTGAAAACTATCACTACTTTCAACATATCTAATTGACATGTTATTATATGTTTCATAATTACCAGAATTTTGAATTGCAGTATATGCCGTTCCGTCAAAACTATTTGATGGTTCGCCATATATTAAACTGCCATTAGCCGAACTTGGGTCAACCTTTAATTTATTATTGGCATCAACAGATTTTACTGAAGTAGTTACACCATTAGTTTTAAAATCGGCTGGAAGTGGTTCACTTGCATTTGATTGTATAAATTGTTTTTTTAATGCAGTTTTTAATTTGGGTTCAAGTTTAGCAACTAAACCAGTAAACATACCACCAATCGCTAACTTAATTGCTTCAGTACCTGCAATGGTTTTCAATACATCAAGTATAAACGGAATCGGCTCATTTTTATTATTGATTGATGAATACGAATCAGTTTGTTTTGGTGCATTACCTTCTTGCATTAAGGAGTTATACGAACCAATTGTCGTAAAAACACTTCTTTTGTCGTCAGCTAAACCCATTATTTAATTTTTTAATTTTTTCTCAACTTCTTCTTTAACGAAATTTAATAATTCATTTCTTCTATCAGTACTAACATTTCCAGAATCATCAACATCACCATGACTTTGATTGGTAGTTGAAGCATTACTACTTCCACCACTTTTATTATCAAACACAACTTCCTTTAAATAACGAAGTAATACTATTTTTTGGTCTTGATTTTTAGCTTCGGCAGCAATAAGTTTAACAATTTGGTCTCCAATTGCAGCAACTTCACCACTTTCTTTTACCTTAGTCTCCCATTTAGTAAATAATCTGGTTATTTTAGCTTTCTGATTATGAGATTCGTCATATATTTCTTGAAGAAGTTTATTAACACTTTCTTCATCAAATTTTAATTGTTTTCTTTTAGGGCGTGGCACGGCATATTTTTTTTAGTTTTTCTATTATTTATAGTTTTAGTACATATAAATACAGGTTTTAAAATTATTTTAATCTTCCAAATAATCTAATTTTTCAATAAAATAAATTTCTTTAAATGGTTTAATTCCAATTCTAATTTCTTTTGTACTTAATCCTGTTTGTTCTTTTAAATATAAAAGAATTTTATTTTTTGCGAATTTATTTGTTACACGTTTTTCATATCTACCTTCTGGACTATCTTCCATAAATAAGACTTGCCAATTCTTTAATACATTAGCAATTGCATCACCAACAAGTATTTCATTCTATTTTATTGTTGGGTCATTATCTATTCTGTCTTCAATTTTCTTAACAACACCATTAATCAAATTTTCAAGTTGATGTTGGCTTTCCAACTCCATTTCATAAGTATATTCAATATTTTCATTAATTTCATCAACATAATCATCAAAACTCAAATTGGTTTTCTTTTCAGTATAACTTTTTTTACTATGGTCTTTATAATAATTTCTAATAATTGTCTGACAATAACTAAATGCTTTAGTTATATTGCCAGATTTAGTTATTTTATTGGGGTTAAACTTAACCATGTGTTCAATCAAATGTGTTAGGGCATTCGATTCAACCTCTTCCATATCGTAATTACCGATATGGATGGGGTATCTTCTTAGAATTGATTCTATCATCTTGCGAAAAGGTTCAATCAAGATTTCATTATAGATTTTGTTTTTTTCTTCCAGCGAATCAGAATTAATATAATCTATAACTGCTTGTTCTTCCTTTTCAGCAAAATATTGTGTTGTTATTTCAACTTCTTTCATCCATTATTTTATAAGAATAAAATTATTCTTTAACAACGATTTTTTGAAGTTTAGATAAATCAATTGGTCTGTCGTTCATGAAATTCGATTCTTTTGTCGCTGTTTCAAACCAGAATTTTCTTTCATCAATAGGCATATTCTTTAGATAGTTATCAAATAAACTACCTTCACGTGTTGCAAGGTGTTTATATCCGATTTTAGGCATACTAAAGATTTTTGATGCATTATTTAACGCTCTAAGCAAGAATTCATACATGAATGTTAATTTAATACTTGGTTTATATCCACCAAGATTTTTAAATTCTGTTTTCTTAATAACAGCACCACTTAATTTAAAATCAGTGTATTGTTTTAATGCATTTGCATTTAAATAACCCATCTCACCGTTCTCACCTACAAATTGTTGTGCCCATACGGTTTCATTAGTTAATTTAATACCTTCATTCTTTTCATTTACTTCAATCATCATTGTTAGAAATATGTCAACTTCAGGATAACTTTTAGTATATTTATCTGCATTTCTTAAATAAGTTGTACTGTATTCATCATCGAATTCAAGTACAGAAAAATAATCGGTAGTTACTGATTCAACAGCAAGATTTACTTGTGATTGATAATCAATAGCACCTTCATTAGTTAAATATGTTGGAGTTATTCCACTATATTGTTTTTTAATTAATTCATTTTCAACGTCTGGTGGAGAAACTATTATTACATTTGGTAAATCAGAATCTTCTTGTTTATCAATTGATTCAATTGCTTTATTAAGATATTCCTGAATAACTTCATTGTATTCATGTATTGGTATTATTACTGATATATTCATTTTTATATTTTTATTTAAAATTAATATTATTTTTGTTCAACAACAGGTTGAATTGCCTTTTCAAACAGACTGATTCTCTTATTAATAAGTTCAGAATATATTTCACCTAATCTGGTTTCACTATCAACTTGATTATATTTTGATGCAAGTTTTTCCATTATATCATAAATTTCAGGTGAAATTGCATCATCTAAGAACTTCATAAGAACATCACCAGCTAAAACTGGAAGGTCATAGTAGTTTTCTGTCCAGATACCTGCACCATCAACTGCTTTAATTCCAACACCATTTTCATCTCTTTCAATCATATATTCTGGCATAATATCTGGTTTTAAACAAATTGGAATTGTTCCTGATTTCATACATTCTAATGGAAATGTTCCGAAAGACGCAATTCTATCAATCCAGATTGCAGCAAAATTGCCTTGTAATCTTTTAGCAAAATCAACTCTTCTCATTGGTTGTGGTGGTTTACTTTTAGTTACCATTGGGTCAAAAGTTACCCAATTATATTGTGGATACTTACTAAAAAATAGTTTTACAAATTTTGATATTTCATTTGCATTTCTACCTATAACAGAAATTATTGGTTTCTGTGGTACATCAGTTTTTTCGAAATATTCAGGAATACCGATATTATATGTTTTAATATCAAATTTACCATTACCATAAAATGTTTCTAACCACTCTTTAAGACTTTGTGAAGTAGTAATAACGTCTTTAATACCAAACGATGTCCAATCCGTACCCGGAATCAATGAATTGGTCATATAATCAACAGATTGTAATAAACCAACTCTTAAACAAGGCAAAGTTTTAGTTTGTTCCATTACGTTAGAATAAACTTCTGGAATTACCATAACGTCTTCAGGACCGACCATTATCTTAGGGTCTGACATCGCCATATGTTTATGGTCAGTAAGTTCTTTTTCAATCCAAACTGGTGGTACATAATCACCTTTTTCAACCATGATGATTACTTCATAACCTAAATTTTTAACTACTGTTGCATGAAAATACATTTCATATATACTCGCAACAGGACTTTGAGATTCTGGTATAACAAATAAGAATTTTGATTTTTTATTTGTTAATTTATCAAGACTTAATTTAATTTTCTCAATTTGTTCTGATTCAGCACTTTGTACTGCATTTTGTAATTCTTCACTCATTTTTTTATTTTATTTTATATCTAATTATTTTTTCAAAATCCTGATTATTAATTAAATCAGCGATTTGTAGGACTTCTAATGAACCCGCATTAATTTTTTCGTTATATGGTCGTTTTAATTTAATTATTTTCTTACCCCAAGGCGCACCAATTTTTAAAACCATTGGGTCTGTTGTTATTAATACATCTACGTCTTTCCACATATCAAGAGCATTATCAACAAATTTATAATTTTTAAATCTTGATGTTATTTTACTTAAAAAGAAAAGTGTTGGTGGAATACTAAATCTGTTTTCTACAGACATTACAATATAATCAACAGTATTTTCATATTTTTGTAAAAAATTATTTACATCTAAATCTAATTGAGGGTACATTTTAGGTGCTGCTCCATGAAGTTCAAATAAATAATCTTCATACATGAACCTATTATATACTTCTTTTGCAGTTAATTCAACTTTTTTTATAGGTTTAAATAACATAAAATCAGCAGGTGCTTCACCCTTTTCGTCAATTTGATAATCAATTGGGTTAATATCTTCTGGCGTGTCTTCTGGTTCACGCATTTCTTTAATTTCTTCTATGGTGTCTTTCCAAGGATAATCATTAAAAAAATCATAAACATATGGTTGTTCTTCAGGAATATTATCGTCACCAAATTCTTGTGCATAAAATCTATCGAATTGTAACCATTTTGCTCTAAGGATTTCATCGACAACAATACCTACTCTTAATTTACTCATTATTTTCTTTTTTTATTTGCTTCAATTGATATTGAAGTTCTTCTTGTAATTTTTTCATCATAATACTATGTTTTGTTATTAAACCTTTTTTTGTGATATATTCAGGATTAACACATTCAATTCTGGTATCTGGTGATTGTATTGGAATTGAAATTATTTCACATTCAATCGATGTTGGTGATATTTTTTTTGTTACTTTTTGAACAAATTCAGGAATATCTTCACTTCTAATTCCCTGTACACCAATATATAATACAAATATTTTATTTTCGTTCATTATGTTCTAAATCTTTTAACATAAAATGAGTTGATTCATTTAATAATTGTTTCTTACCTATAACATTATTGCCATTTCCATTTTTTGAAATATGTTCTTTATATTTATCTTCAATAACACTTATTAGCGGATTTCTGATGTTTGTATCTTCTTCTGACATCTTTACTACTCCAATGTCTTTAACTCCATCAAAAAGGTTTAAAAGTACTTCTAACGAGCTTTCATTTTTGTTTCTAATATCAATTTGATTAGTATCACCAAGTAAAATTAATTTACAATTACTTCCGATTCTCGTAAGTAATGTTCTTGAGTTATCAAAACTTACGTTTTGCATTTCATCTGCAATAATAATACAGTCATCAAGACTTGCACCTCTCATATATGCAAGAGGAAATGGTCTTATAATTTCTTTTTCAACTAATGATTTCAACGAACTTTCTAATACAAGTTTTTCCATATTAAGATAAAAACTCCACATTACTGGTTCAATCTTTTCTTTTAAATCACCTTTAAGAAATCCAACTTCTTCATTTTTTAATGTAGTTACTGATTTAACTAAATATATTTTTTTAAATCTATTAGTTGTTTTTCTTAACAAACTCAAGGCATATGCCATTGCAACATATGTTTTACCTGTTCCTGCGGGACCCGCACAAATTGTTATTTCATTATTTTTTATTGAATTAATTAATTTCTTCTGACTTTCATTTTTTGATATTATTTTTATGTCTTTAGATAAAAGTGTACTTATTTCTCTTTTTATTTTTGAAATTTGTGTATCACTATTAACCGAAATTAAATCTTCAAATTCTCTATCTTCATTAAATCTGTTTTTATTACTCATATATTTTTTAATGTTTTTATTTAAATGATTATTTGTAAATAAAATATTCTCACTTATATACGATAATACGAGTTTTAATTAAAAATCTTGAATTCGAACAAAATTTTTTTTTCTCAGTATTTATTAAAAACAATAATTAAATATAAATTTTTATAATAAATATGGAAAACGAAACCCCACAAAAACAATCAATTGGTGAAGTATTAAAAAAATATAAGCATATGCAAGAAGAAGGAACACTTCCATCGCCTGACTCAGTAACTTCAGCACCTCTTGAATCTATGCCAGCAAGACCAGTTGAAGTAAAATCAGATATGATTTCACCAGTATCATCAAGTTTTAATAAACAAGAATTTGAAAATACTATGAATAAAGAAACTGACCCAGATTTAATGACATCTTATGAAATAGTTAAATTACCTTCAAAAGGCTTATACTATAAAAATAAAATTTCAGAAGTTAATGTTGAATACATGACTTCAAAAGATGAAGATTTACTTACAACACCTTCGTTAATTGAAAATGGTACTGTATTAGATATATTATTAAAAAGAAAAATAAAAACTAAAGGTATTGTTCCTGATGATTTACTTTCTGGTGATAGAAATGCAATTATATTATTTTTACGTAGTTCAAGTTATGGTTCAGAATATAATGTTCAAGTACCTGACCCAAGAACAAATATTGTATTTAAAACTAATGTAGACCTTTTAAAATTAAGATATAAAAAGGTAAATGAAGAACCTGATGAAGAAGGTTATTTTACAGTTAAATTACCAATGCGTAAGAAAAATGTGAAATTTAAATTACTTACTTCTGGTGAAGAAA